AAAGGGTCCACCCAAATCCACATATTGGTGTTGCCAGTCAGTTCAAGGGTTGTGAACGACCTCCCCTCGACGGGGATGTAATTCATTTCTCTCGAAGTGAGCATGGGGCGCCGGCCATCGTGAGCATCGTAGCCTAGCCATTGAAGCGACTGTCCGTAATTAAAGCGGTTGGGGACGAACGTGGAGTCGCCTCGGAAGCCAAGGAACGTAAACGGCGGTGTCAGCAGGTTTGCGCGGTCGAACTCGATCGTCGGTGGGACGATGTGGGAGGACTTCGTCATGAGATGATGGAGGAGGTGCAAATGCCATGCCTCCTTCACCGTCACGAACGAATTCCAATCTCCCTCCTTGAGTAAGTTCGTGGCTTGCCGCGCTGGCGCAGGCCGTCGTGTGGGCACAAACTGGGCACGTCCAATACTCGACAATTTGTGCTTGATCTCGGCTTCCAGCTTTTCCTTCTTGAGTCTGCGCTTTTCGGCTTTGGTCAGTGCTGGAGTTTGAGTCGTAGACATGAGGTTTGTATACCATCAAAGAGACTTGTCTTTCGGCTCATATCCGCAAGTATTTATTTACGCGCCCTGCGGTCTCATAGCCACCCCTGTGCAAAGGAGCTCCCATTGTGGGATCATCAGTTAGGCGCTGTTGACAAGCTCACATGAGCTTGTCGAACGTTGGGCTGGTGATCAAGACGGGCAGGGTTTCAACCTGCCCGAAGAGTCGGTCCAGCTCAACGAGTTCGGATTCCGTTATGCCATAGCACTCTTCAAGCGCTGCATGAATGTGGGGGCTGCGTTCCGCGCGGAATCCGGTAGCATAAACATGCTTGTTCCGGTCATACTGAAAGGGACGGGCCTTAGTCGCACCTGCACACCGATTATAAGTTCTGCAGACAGCATCAACAATGGGGTGAACCTTTGCAATGTGTCTCCAGCCCATGGCAACGGACTTGACCCAGGTCATTGGCCGTTGCTGAACGTTGGTGGTCCACCCAACCTTGGGCAGCCACCTGCGCATGTCGGGTGCTAGGATATAGCCAGGGCCCGCGGGCTTGACCACCGGAATGAAGGTCCCGCCCAGAAAAGAGATCGAGTATGGGGATTGTCGGCTTTCCATCTCATACTCAAAACCCAGCTCGCCATACAGCTTGCTGAGTTCTCGCGCATCGATTGGGATCTTGCACGCGAACAAGACATCATCGCCCAAGAAGGCAATGCGAAACACCTCAGAAACTTCAACAGGGCTCGGTGTATCCCATCGACGCTGGATCTCTTGAAGATAGCGCGCCGCAACGTAAGAATG